TTTTCAGACCCGGATTTTTAACCTGGAAAAATCAAAACTACCCTGTCTCTTGATTTATACAGAAGAAGAATCCGTTGATATTTATTCAATGAATTCTCCAAGGATTGTGGGCCGGGATCTTTCCTTGATTGTGGAAGGTTATGTGTCTGCAAAAGCCAATGTTGATGATACATTGGATCAAATCGGAAAGGAGGTTGAAACTGCTATGGCTGGTGATATTGGAATCAATAGCTTGGCAATGGATTCTTATCTGACCGATGTTTCAATCAGTTATTCAGGGGAAGGTTCAAAGCCAACTGGAACCATCAGAATGACTTACCTTGTTCAATATAGGAATTTGGAAAATGCTCCAGATTCATCAGCCTAATTAAAAGGATAATATGGCAATTAAAGGAAACACTGGCCTTCTTCAAGTGGATGCTGATGGGTCAGGAACATATACAACAGTTGCACAACTTACAGATTGGTCAGTGGACGTAAATGCTGAACAAATAGAAGTCTCCATCATGGGAAATGCAAACAAGGAATTTCTGGCAGGGCAATATTCCTGGAATCTTTCGGCATCAATGCGGTATGTCGAAGATGATGCAGGACAGGAACTGATGCTTTCCTCAATGCAAACCGGGGCTGAAATGTATGTAAAGCTTTATCATACATCATCTTCAGGAACTGGATCAGGTGATTACTGGTCTGGAGGGGTGATCAATGGATCTTTATCAACCAGTGCAAGTTTAAATGATGCAGTCAACTCCAGTTTTTCAGCCCAGGGATCTGGAACATTGACTTATACCAATGCCTAGTCCCAAAGAAAATGTTCTCAGGCATTTCAGACAGAAATTAGCTGGAGGACTTGGTTCTGTTCTCGTCCCCGAATGGGGGGATGAGAACGGAACACCAATGAAAATTTATTTTAAATCTGCAACCAATCCAAGAACTCAGGAAAGACTTGCCAAACTGTTCAATGAACAAAAACCCATTGAGGCATCAGTGGAAGCATTGATCATCAGGGCCTTGGATGAAAATGGAGAAGCTTTATTTAAGATGTCTGACAAGACTGAACTGATGAATGAAGCTGATATTGATGTGATCATCCGGGTCATTGGAGAAATAAATAATTACCAGGAAATTGAGGTTGATTCCTTGGGAAACTGATTGAGGCATCCGACTTATATTTTTATTTTCAACTCGCAGAACATCTACATATGAAAGTTGAAGAAATTATGGATATGAATCAGGCAGAGTTGGCTGGTTGGAATGCCTATTTTCAAATTAAATCTGAAAAGCAAAAATAATGGCAGTTTCTACGACTGTACAGATTAGGGCCGAAGATAGGACAAAGCAGGCTTTCAGAAATATCACTGAAAGAACCAATAGGCTTAAAAGCTCATTTGGGGGCCTTGCAACAATGGCAGTTGGTTTAGCAGGGACAATGGGAATTGGGGCCTTGATGGGATCTTTAAGGGATTTGGGAGACAGGATTGGCAAGGTTTCAACCCAGATTGGAATATCTGCTGAAAATCTTCAAAAACTCCAGTTTTCTGCAGAACAATCAGGACTTTCTACTGATACCCTGAATACGGCCATGCAGAAATTTGCCATTAATATCGGCAAGGCCAATGACGGGGCCAAGATCCAGATGGAAGCATTTCAAGATCTTGGAGTGGAAACAAAAAATCTGGATGGAACAACCAAATCAGTATTTGAATTATTTAAGGATACTTCAGATCAGTTAGGTTCTTTGACTGATAAAACCCTGCAAGCCAGGTTAGCATCAGAATTATTTGGCAGAACCGGGGTTGAAATGACTGTTTTATTCAACGAAGGGGCTGAAGGAATTGAACGCTATGGAAGACAGCTAAGTTCAGTCAATGGAATCATGGGGGGAGAATCAATCAATGCCATTCAAAGATTCAATGATTCCTGGAATCTGATGACCAAAGCAGTACGGGGTTTTTTAATGGATTCATCCACTTTGAATCTATTGTCTGACATCATTGATGGATGGACCTTTGGAATTCAGAAATTAAATGAAAAATTTGGAGAACAGGAAAAGAAAGTCAGAGACATTAATGAAATTTCAGCAGATTTAGCACTTGCCAGAAAAGAAACTCTGCTTTTTCAGACACAGATTGAAGAATCAACAGGAAAAGAACAAATAGAGGCAATAAAAAGGCTGAAAACCAATCAGGAACAAATAAAAGAACTTCAAACAGAACTTCTCAGTTCCAAAAAGATTGAAACCAATGTTGTTAAACAGCAAAAAGCACAAAAACAGGTCAAAAAAGGGATTGAAGAAACCAATAAAGTGGCAAAGCAGTTAGTTAAAACAACAAAACCTTTAATGATTGGAGGGAAGCTTAACATTCCAGCCATTGGAGGAAGAAAGGGCCTTGGAGGAACTCTTGAAAAATTTACCAAATTTTATTTGAATCTGATGAAATTGGCAGAAGATTATTTGGGATCAGGATTTGGGGTTTCTGCAATTGTGAAAAAACATCTAGCAATTATAAGACAGGATTTTTCTGAAATGATAACAGGGCTTGAAAATCAACTAGTTTTCAGAAGAAATGATATTTCAAATGCCTTTTCTGATTTACTCAATGACATACAAAGACAAATTGAAACAAAACAAATTACAGTTAATTTTGATGCATCTAAAATTGAAGGCGCACAAAGAAAATTAACTTCATTGGTTAATCAAATCAATGGTTATTCTGCAGGATCAAGAACAGTGACAAGGGGGGCAGGGGTTTATTTAACCAATGCGGTCCAACCAAATGATCCTTATCATACAAACATCTATTGGGAAGATGAATGGCCAAGAGCTAAAGATGAAACTATGGCCTTCGATAGTGATTTAAGTTATCAGGTCCCAACCATTAATTCAGGATCATCCAGTTCAAGACAATCAGGAGGGGGATATTCTGGGGGATCATCTGCCATGTCAAACCAGGGTTCCGGGGTTGTGGTCAATGTTTTTGATGGAACAGGACAAAAAATATCAGAATATGATTCATCAATCAGGATTCAGATCAATGAACGTGCAAACCGATATAATAAGTTTCCAGCCTTACCCGTTTCATAAATGGCACAGATTGAAATTGCAATGACTGTTTCAGGATCAACTTATTATATTTCAGATTCTGATTATGCCAGCCCTGACGGGAACTTTTACCAGGGCCTTGTTTCACAGGCTCCAATTGTATCATTGGGGGCAACATCCGGGGGTTATATTTCAGTCCAGAAAGGAACTGTTATTTTAAACAATGATCCTGATAATGATTCTGGGCCTTTTGGTTCAACTCGATACGCAACCCTTTTGGCAACCCCTGGACCTTATGACTGTACCATTAAATATGATACAAAATATCCAATGTTTTCCGGGACAGTGGTTTTGGAAGAAATATCAAATGATCAGTTAAGATTTTCATTTCAACCGACTTCCTATTCAAATCAGGCCATTTCAGTTGTCACAGATTCTGATGGAAATTCACAATATAACCCGTTTAGTCATGGAGTCATTACCAATAGACAACCCTTGATTCAGACAGGTTCCCAGGCATTTAGAAATCCATCATTAAATACATCTGAAACAGTTACTGTTTTTGAAGAAGGAACGAACAGATTTTCTAGTGATACATCAACAACCATCTCGACTTCAGGATACAATGGGGGCCAGGTTGTAGTTTCAGGAACCGGGGCCAATGGAACCACTGTTGAAAGCTTTTTTGATTATGTTGCAAATACCCTTTCCTTGGGGGTTACAACTGCAGAAACAACCAAGACCAGTTCTGCATCATCAAGGGCCATTCATTTATATTCAAACAAGCCTCAATTATTGACTGAACTTGCATCAGAAGTAGCAAGATCCGTCAATCATGAATTTTATATTCTGCCAAATCCAACCACGGGAGCAACAACCCTTTATTTGATTGATCGGGCAAATTCACCAACTGCAACACAGCTTTCAGATCATGATGTTGTAGGGTCTTCTTATACCCTTGGTTTTCCCATCCAGGCAGTTGAAGGAACCTGGAAGGCAACCCAAAGAAAAGGTTCTCAGCTTCAAACCTTGGACATTACTGCAAGGTCAGAAAATGTTTCAGTTGGGCAAGTTTTATCACTTCCAATGCTGGCAGATACAGTAGCCCAGGTTTCCAATATGACAACCATTTTAAATGAAACCAGGGATGTTGAAAAAAAACCCCAGGCATCCATCACAGTTTCAGATATTAAAACAGATTATTATCCTGGAGATCGTTTTAAGTTAGACAGATCAGAAGACCAGATCACCATTGATATGATAGCAAGAACCATAACCTGGGATTTTAACAATAAAACAACAAATATTAAAGGGGATGCAACCTTGTCAGAACTGGTGACACAATGAGAATAATTCAAGATGACAGGACCACTTCAATCAGTGCATCAACTGAATTTTCATCATCTTATTCCATCGATAATGTTCAGAATGATAAGGTTTCTTCCAGATACATAGCCCAAGGTGGAACCAGTGGAACCACTGCAACCATAACATTGAATTTGACGGGTACGGCATCAGCCCCGGTTGAAGCATTTTTTATCAGTGGGTTAATGGCAGATTCTGGAACATGGTCTTTCCAGAATGCTGATGGATCTTCTGTTCATGAATCAGGAACCTTAACAACAACCGATTTGGCAAGTTCAGACATTGCTGGAAATCCAAACACCTTAAATAATTATTTTGTAGGTCAGGACAACCCCCTTTTATCTGAATTCATCATTTTTTCAAATCCACAAACAACAACGTGCAGACTGGTTTTAACCCTGACCAGTTCGACTGACAGAAAAAGCCAAAATATAAAAGGAAATGCCATTGCATCATGGCAGAAAGATGGAACTTCAACGGGGAGATTTAAAGATTCTTCTGGTGGAATTGTTAATTTAAACGAATTCGGAAGGGTCCTTGTAGGTTCTCAAATTGCCATTGGTGGAACAATCATTTCTTCAACATTTTCAACCAATACTTCTATCACTGAAAATTCTGTGGCATTAGCTCCAGCCACAATAAATGGAGGGGTTACAGTCACCTTATCAGGAGGGAAAACTTTGACACTGCAGGAAGGAGGTTTCCCCCAGGTTCAATCCTACACCGGAGGGGGGACAGATTCTGGATCTGTAACCCTTTCAAGTGATTTGGAAACACAAACCATTAGCTCCATTATTAACCCAATTCGTCTTGGAATTTTAAGATCAGGGGATTCATTGGATTTACCAAATCCGCAAATAGGGGTTGGTAAATCGTTAAATGATTATTCTGTTAAAAGAAGAATGGTCAATGGTGGATATTCTTATGAATTAAGAAACATAGGAAAGTCAGTTGACATCAGTTTAATTTTGACCAATGCCCAGGCTGATAATTTGGAAAAATTTGCTAGAGCATATCGAGCAAAGCCTTTTTCTGCATTGTTTTTGGAATCAATGGCATCAGGGCAAAATCCAGAAACAAGATATTCAGGATTTTATTATTTTGTAAATTCTCCAGTTTTTTCATTTATGAAACATGACGCAAGCCATGTTTCTGCAAACTTCACATTATCAGAGGTAGTGTAAAATGGCTGACGCATTTTTTAAACCATCATCAGGGGATGATTTAGTCCTAAGTAATGATGATGCAAGCAAAAAAATTGAAATACCTGAATCCGGGGATGTTGAAGTTACTGGCGATTTTAAAACCACAACCCTAAAAGCAACAAATTTAAAAGCAAATGATGGAACTCCATCAATATCAATTGCGGATTCTTCGGGTAATATATCATTAAATAATCCTATTACTTCTGGCACGTTTAACGGAACAATTGGAAGTGGTGCGACTTTTCAAAATGGCATAATAGAATCACAAACCATTATTAAATATGCATTTGATACTAATCAATCTTACAATAATCAGGGTTCTACTGAGAAGGTTTGTACCAGATCAACTGATTCAGACACAGCAGTATATTCGCTTAATGTTAATGCGGGTTATACCTATGTTTATAATTTTATAATTGGTTTTTTTGTAATGTATGTATCAGGTTCGACAACTGATAGGAGATATGCAGTAGTCAGACTTTATGATGATGATGCAACAAAAGATATAGGCGGTACACCTGCAGGTAATATATTAAATGCAGGATATATAGGTAGAACTTTATATGCTAATTCAACTGCAGAAACGTCCTCAAACGATTTTATAAGTATGTCAGGAGCGGCATATTATGCTAGTGATGATGAAAGATTTATTTATTTATCGTCGACTCCACCTCATGCAAGCGTTAAAGCACAAAATTATTTTTCTACAGATTTACCAGCCTATTTATATATAAGTAAAATAAAGGGAAATGTTCTAACGACAAACACATAGATTTAAGCAAAAGAGATTTTATGAAAAGCTATTTTGATGCAGTCCATGCAATTTTAAAATGCGATATTTCAGGACCAGAAAATGGGCCAATTTCTCAGTTTAGTTTGCCTGATGGTGTAACACCACCAACTGAAAAAGCAATTCAGGCCAAGCTAAAAGAGCTTGAAGCTGACTACCAAAAAAAAAGTTACGCAAGGTCAAGAAAACAGGAATATCCAGATTTTGAAGAATGTATTCATGCTATTTTGGATGATGATTTAACAGCACTACAAGCAAAGCGTAAATTGATAAAAGAAAAGTATCCAAAGCCAAAATGAAATACTTATTTTTTATATTTTTAACCTGGACAGGATTAGTGTTTGCTTCCGGACATCACCCGGAAGTTAACACCCATGACCCCTGGGATGGAATTTGGAAAATCATTTTTGACAATGGAATCATCGGCCTTGTTTTAGCTGGCCAAGCATTTTGGATTTATAGAACAGATAAAAGTCATAGGGAGGAAATAAAAGTTCAGTTGGAAAATTATATTACTTTGATAAACAAATCCAATGATCATGAAAACAAGATGGAAGGAATTATGGGAAACATGAATGGCAGAATGGAAAATTTAGAAAGGGAAGTTGAAAATTTGAGAGGGGGTCAAGAAGGCATTAAACAATTTTTTCTGGAAAGGTTGACAAAACTGACATGATTCCAATATTAGCAGGAACCGCAAAAACCATACTGATTTCCCTATTATCTGAAAGGGTCATCATTGTCGTATTCATTCAAGTGGCTGAATGGTTGGCTGAAAAATCCAGCAATTCGCTGGATGATCAATTGGTCCAGACTCTTAAACTTAGGCTTAAAGAAATCAACAAAATTTAAGATTTCCAGAAGACAATTTTTAAAAACTCCAGTGATCGCAATTTTTATGGGAACTTACTTAACCCCTCATTTTAAAATTGAGGAAATGAAATGCAGGGGAACTGGTATTTGTGAAATGGATCAGGTGTTCATGGAACTTCTGGAGCAGATCCGTAAGGAATATGGAAAGCCTATGATTGTTTCAAGTGGCTTTAGACATCCTGACTATAATGAAAGAATTTCCAGAACTGGAAGAACTGGACCCCATACAAAAGGAAGGGCCTGTGATATTTTAGCCTTGGGGGATGATGCCCAAATCATTTTCAATCTAGCAAAACAAATGGGAATGACAGGAATTGGATTAAGACAGCATGGACCCCATAACAAAAGATTTATCCACCTTGACAACCTACCCAATATTCCTGGACAGAAAAGACCCTGGACATGGACCTATCAAGTTGAAGAAAAAACTTAATTCTGCCCGTATTTTGCCCGTAATTTGACCCCAAAAACGGGCCTTTTTACCCCTGCCCGTAATTGCCCGTAATTGGTTTTAAAAAATGAAGTGGTTGAAATCATTGAAGAAATGGAGCGAGAAAGGGGACTCGAACCCCCGGCCTCAACCTTGGCAAAGTTGATGATCTTCAATGATTTCAATTAATTGGCTAGACTGCTCGTTTTCTGCCCGTAATGGATTCATGAAGCTTTTCTAAAAACTTTAATTCCTCAAGCATTTTTGACCATTCTGCTCTTTTGTATGGTTGCGTATCAAGTAGTTCATTATGGGTATCGATTTGATGTTCAATCATCCAGACCAAAACACCAATTTCAAATTTACTAAGGGACCATGATTCATCTTTTATCAAATCGCTAATAATAATTTCTTTGAAATATTTCATGCAATTTTATTTTTTCTAAGGGTTTCCATGATTCCAGCAGATTCAGTCTGTTCTGGTCTAAGGTGCAGATATCTTTCAGTTGAACGGGTCTGAACATGACCCATAGCTGAACTGATTTTGTTTTGTTGCATTCCATTCAACGCCATGTAGGTTCCAAAGGTATGCCGAAGCCCATGAAAGGAAAAGTTTTC